ACAAAAATTAGCAGCATTAAGTTCTAATACCGCTACTCGACATATATTAGATGGAAGTCTTTACATATATAGAACGTTAGCGGAAGCGCTGACTTATAGGGTAGCGGATATTTTAGAATATTCTGACTTTAAAGATGACTTTATAAATAAAATAGGAAAGTATAATGTAAGCATACTTGGAGAGATATCTGATTTATATATATATGACTTTGGTATATTTATAGAACTGTCTCCAGATGAAGAGCAAAAGGCAATGCTTGAGCAAAATATTCAAATGGCATTATCTAAAGGTGATATTAACCTGGAAGATGCTATTGACATACGTGAGATAAAAAACCTAAAACTAGCAAATCAATTGTTAAAAGTGAAACGTAAAGCTAAGCAAGAGCAAGATCAAAAGATGGAAATGCAAAAGCAAGCTATGGTTACACAGCAACAATTAAAATCACAAGAACTTGCAGCACAAGTGGCTATGCAAAAAATTGAAGCTGAAACACAAGCTAAAATTCAATATAGACAGGCAGACATTGCGTTTGAAATTGAAAAACAAAAACAAGAAGCTGCATTAAAATCTCAATTAATGGCTCAAGAGTTTCAGTATAATATGCAGGTCAAAGGACTAGATGCAGCTACACTTGCTGAAAGAGAGCAATCAAGAGAAAAAGCTAAAAGCGATAGAATAAGTCAACAAAATACAGAACAATCAAAACTGATAACGCAGAGAAAAAATAATTTACCTCCGCAAAGCTTTGAATCCAATGAAGATACTTTGGATGGTTTTGATTTGGCAGAGTTTGAACCAAGATAATGTGTTTAAATTTTGCGTAACTTTGCAATTAAATTAAATTAAATCAAATGGATATAAAAGTTAGAGAAGTAACTGACGTAGAAGAAAAATCTAGTCAACAAATTGAACAAGAGCTTCTGGAAAAGCATGAGCAAAAACAAGAAGCTACTGAACAACCTGTTGAGGTTGAAGAAGTAAAAGAAGAAGTAGAAGTACAAGAAGATGTACAAAAAGAAGAAGTACAAGAAGAAATAAAACAAGAGGCGGAAACTCCTCCTGTTGAAGAGCAACCTCCCGCATCGCAGGAGCTAGCAGAAAATGAAGTTCTTTCATATATTGGAAAAAGATATGGTAAGCAAATTAATTCTATTGATGAGTTGATTAGCCAACGGGAAGAAGCAGAAGATCTTCCTTCAGATGTGGCGGCTTACTTAAAATATAAAAAAGAAACTGGTAGAGGGTTTGAAGATTATGCAAAATTGCAGAAAGATTATACAGACCTATCACCAGACGCTTTGCTACGTGAATATTATTCTATAACTGAAGAAGGTTTAGATGCAGATGATATTGAGTCTTTAATGGAAGACTTCGATTATGATGAAGAAATACACGAACCATCTGAAATTAAAAAAATAAAACTAGCAAAGAAGAAAGAAATTGCTAAGGCAAAAAGATTCTTAAAGGAACAGCAGGAACAATACAAACAGCCCCTTGAGTCAAGGGAAAGTTCTGCCACTGCTAACAATGAGGAGCTTATTGAGTATAGGCAATACAAAGAGACAGCTAAATCTCAACAAGAAGACGCAAATCTAAAACGTGAATGGTTTGTCAAAAAAAGTGACGAAGTATTCAGCTCAGAGTTTAAAGGTTTTAAATTCAACATAGGAGAAAACGATATAGTATATGCGCCTGGTAGTGCTTCTGAACTTAAAAAAGCTCAAGAGACTCCACTTAACTTTGTTAATAAGTATTTGGATTCTAATGGGTATATAAAAGACGCAGAAGGATACCACAAAGCTTTAGCTATCGCAATGAATCCTGAAAAGTTTGCTCAGTTCTTTTATGAACAAGGTAAATCACAGGCAACTGATGATGTAATACGTAAAACAAAAAATGTCGACATGACAGAGCGTAGCGCACCAGAGGTTTCTGTAAAATCAGGTTTTCAAGTTAAGTCAGTTTCTCAGCCATCAAGCCGAGGACTGCGAATAAAGAGTATTAAAAAAAGTTAAATAATAATAAAAATATATAATTATGGCAGGACAAGTAGCGGCAACGCCCACGTTTGCGTTGACCCCGAGTTCAGAAAGAACTCCAACAGCTCAAAACTATATTGTCAACTTCGATTTCTTAAACCAGTATCTACCTGATACTTACGAAAAAGAATTTGAGAGATATGGTAACAGAACGATTTCTTCATTCTTAAGAATGGTAGGAGCGGAGATGCCTACAAATTCAGACCTTATTAAATGGGCTGAGCAAGGTAGGTTACACACAAAGTATACACAAGTAGGTACTGCAGCAATATTAAATGCAGATCAAGCAACATTCCAAGTTAATGATGCACTAGACCCAGCAAATGCTGAGCAAGTAATCAGAGTAGGACAAACTATTGTGGTTGTTCAAAATGATGGTTCAGGTATGAACAAAGCGGTTGTAAGTGCAGTTAACAATGCTGCTGGTGGTGCAGGACAATTCACAGCTGACTTCTACGAAGCAGGTGGTTTAGTAACTGCAGGTACTGGAGTAGGTAACGCAGATGTTACTGTATTCATTTACGGTTCTGAATTTAAAAAAGGAACAGCAGGTATGGTAGGTTCGTTAGAAGCAAATGACTTCATTTTCGATAACAAGCCAATCATTATTAAAGATACATATACAGTAAACGGTTCTGATATGGCACAAATCGGATGGGTAGAAGTAACTACTGAAGATGGAGCTACAGGATATTTATGGTACTTAAAATCTGAGCATGAAACAAGACTTAGATTTGACGATTATTTAGAAACAGCAATGATTGAAGCTGTACCAGCAGAGCAAAACTCTGGTGCTGCAGCTATCTTAGGTAGCGCAGGTGGTGCTGCAAACCCAGGTGCTGGTTCTGATGGTATTTTCTATGCAGTAGAAAACAGAGGAAACATTTGGAGTGGTGGTAACCCTACTACTTTAGCTGACTTTGATTCTATTATTAGTAGATTAGATAAGCAAGGTGCTATTGAAGAAAACGTATTATTCGTTGACAGACAATTCGCATTTGACATTGACGATATGTTAGCTGCTCAGAACTCTTACGGTGCTGGTGGTACTTCATACGGTCTATTTGACAATGACGAAGAGATGGCATTAAACTTAGGATTCTCTGGATTCAGAAGAGGTTACGACTTCTACAAAACAGATTGGAAATACCTAAACGACCCTACAATGAGAGGTGGTTTACCAACAAATACTGGTTCTGGTAAAATCAATGGTTTATTAGTACCAGCTGGTTCAACTAGCGTTTACGACCAAATTCTTGGTAAGAACGCTAAGAGACCTTTCTTACATGTAAGATATAGAGCTTCAGAAACTGAAGACAGAAGATATAAGACTTGGATCACTGGTTCTGCTGGTGGTGCTGCTACATCTGATATCGATAACATGCAAGTTAACTTCTTAAGTGAAAGAGCAGTATGTACTCTAGGTGCAAACAACTTCTTCTTATTTAAGCAGTAGTAATTAATTCAAAGGGGTACAGTAATGTGCCCCTTTTTTAAATTTAAATTAAATTAAATCAAATGAATAAAGAAAAGACAACCGAAAAAAAGTCGGGTGGTTTAAAAGTAAAACCCGCAAAAACATCCCCAAAGTTTGTTGATAAAACTTATAAGCTTACCAGAGAGGTAGCTCCTTTATCTTTAATATTAGCATCAAGACACACTAACCGTGTGCCTCTGCTATATTTTGATGAAGAGACAGGTGTAAATAGACCCCTGAGATATGCAAGAAATCAAAACTCACCTTTTCAAGATGAGCAAGATGACAATGCAATATTAGAACCTATTGTTTTTGAAGATGGGTTTTTATATGTTCCAAAGAATAATCAAATATTACAAAAGTTTTTAGCACTTCATCCAGCTAATGGTAGTATTTTTGTTGAAATAAACAAAAAGAAAGAAGCGCAAGACGTGGTAGATAATCTTAATGCTGAAGTAGACGCATTAATAGAAGCAAGACAACTTGATATTGAACAAGTTGAAACCATAGGTAGAGTATTGTTTCAGCAGGATGTTACAAGAATGTCAACAGCAGAGCTAAAAAGAGATATTTTAATATTTGCTAAACAAGATCCTAAAGGTTTTTTATTAATGTTAAAAGACCCTATGCTTAAGTTAAATGCTACTATACAAAATATGTTAGACAAAAACTTATTGCAGTTAAGAAACCAAAAAAAAGAAGTGTGGTACAATACACCGTCTAATAAAAAGAAGATGTGTAATATACCGTATGGAGAAGATCCATTATATATTATAGCTTCATTTTTCCAAAGCGATGATGGGCTTGATATGTATAAGCACCTAAAAACGTTAGTTAAAAATTCGTAACTTTGTTTTTTGTTTAACCCATAAATTTTTTAACATGGCAAAATATATAACACTAGATACAGCAAGTGACGGTAATGTTCACATTAACACAGATTCAATTCTTTACGTAGAGACTGCAAGCTCTACTGCTGGAGAAATTTATCTTACTAATGGAACACACAAATTAACGGTTACTGGAACTGGATTAACTTCAGGATTTGGTGAGAATGTAAATGCAGCTCTTGTAACAGCAGCAGAAACTTCTTGGACAAATGCAGCAGTACCAGTATCGAAAGATGGTGGACTAGTATTTACTAGTATCGCTATAGGAACAATTTAATCCTTCCTTTACTATCGACAGCGAGAAAGCACCTAAATCCTAGGTGCTTTTTTATTTTATGTATCTTTGTAAAAAGATTTTCAAATGATAAATTCAGTTAGAAATACTGTGCTTGCAATAATAAATAAGAATAACTATGGATATATATCTCCTAGTGATTTTAACTTATTTGCCAAACAAGCTCAATTGGATATTTTTGATGAATATTTTATACAATATAATCAACAAATAAATGAAGAAAATGCTAGAGTGTCAGGTACAGGATATGCTGATATTAAATTAGGGTATGAAGAGGTAATAGATACATTTGCAGAAACTAAAACATTAACACAAAATGCTGGTAATATTTATTATTTACCTTCTCAATCAACTACTGGTGATGATTATTATTTAATAAATAAAATTTTATGTTATCAAGGAGGTGTATTACAAGGTGAAGCAGAAAAAGTTAGTTTGAGTAAAATTGATTTACTAAACAAATCTCTTTTAACTTCTCCTTCTTTACAATATCCAGCTTACACACAAAAATCAGATTCAGTTACAGTATACCCATCTAGTATAAATGGAGCATTAGATGTTCAGGCTACTTATATAAGGTATCCTTTAGACCCTAAATGGACATACGTTACTCTTTATAACGGAGAACCTTTATTTGATCAAACGCAAAGTGATTACCAAGATTTTGAATTACCAGTTGATGACACCAATAATTTAGTGGTAAGAATATTACAATATGCCGGCATATCCATACGAGAGGCTGACGTATATCAGTTTGGTTCAATTGAAGAGCAAAAAGAAAATTAATAATAATTATGACTTATATAAATCAAAGGGAATATTACACAAATAACGGAGTTAATCCTACGGATACTAACTGGGGTTCTTATCAATACATAAGTTTAGATGATTTAATGACAAATTTTGAATTGATGTATGAAGGAAACCATTCACTAGTAAACAACGAAAACAGATATAAAATTTTATTTCATACAAAAAGAGCAATACAAGAATTAAACTATGATGCTTTTAAAGAAATTAAAGCTTTAGAGTTAACTGTTTATGATGATTTAAGATATGTTTTACCTTCTGATTATGTCAATTGGGTAAAGCTCTATTTATTCAAAGATAATGTTTTAAGAGAGCTAACAGAAAATATACAAGTACAATCATCTCTTCAATATCTTCAAAATTCGACTGCTGTATTTGGGTATGATGGAAACAATAACGTATCTACAATAGAGTCAAACTTAGACAGTGCAAGAAAAGACGGAGCATTAAAAAGTATATATTTAAATGACGTTAGAGAGGAAGCTGTAAATCCTGGATGTGTAAATTGTGAAGACGATATATATAACACAAGAATCGGAGCTAGATATGGTTTAAATACAGAAACAGCTAATTTTAATCCTACTTTTACCATAGATAAAAAAGCTGGTGTTATAAACTTTGATTCCACAATGGCAAATCAACAGTGTGTTTTACAATATATATCTGATGGTATGGAAGGTGGTGATAATACTGAAATACAGGTTAATAAATTATTTGAAGAATATATATATGCTTATGTTAAATACGCAATATTAAATAGTAAATTTGGTGTACAAGAATACATTGTAAATAGAGCTAAAAGAGATAAACAAGCTCTACTAAGAAATGCTAAAATAAGATTAAGTAATATTCACCCTAGCAGATTGCTTATGAATATGAGGGGTGAAAATAAGTGGATAAAATAAAATGGCAAACATTCAAAGAAATTTTGTAGCAGGCCGTATGAACAAAAGCCTTGATGAAAGGCTTGTTCCTAACGGAGAGTATATAGATGCTTTGAATGTAAGACTTGGTTCTACTGAAGAATCAGAGATAGGTGCAGTTGAAAATGCTAAAGGAAATGTTCAAGTAACTTCTCTTCAATATACCGATGGAACAAAACTTAGTTCTCAAGCAAGATGTATAGGGGCATTTGAAGATGGCGCAAACGAAACTATATATTGGTTTGTTCACGACCCTGCTTTTACTGTAGGAGCAACAGGTAAATTAGATTTGATTGTTTCTTATAACGTAATAACGGGGGCAATATTATACCATGTTATAAGTATTGATTCAGGAGACAACACAAATACAACTTTAAATTTTGATTCTAATTTTTTAATAACAGCAGTAAACAAAATAGATAACTTACTTTTTTTTACTGATAACTTAAATGCTCCAAGAGTTGTTAATATAAATATAAATTATTCAATACCATTTAACAATGTAGATCAATTTACAAATGAAGAAATATTAGTAATTAAAAAACCTCCAGTAGCTGCGCCCTCTTTAAATTTGTTAAGCACTACTTTACAGGATTCTTTTTTAGAGGATAATTTTATTTGTTTTGCTTATAGGTATAAATATGCAAATGGCGAGTATTCAG